ATACATATGAGAGAACAGATTACATAAAAGATTTAGAAGATCCTGAAGCTCCAGATGTATTAAGACAAGCTGGTGTCGTTGCTCAAGAGATTGAAAAGGTATTACCAGAAGTCGTTTCAGGAAAAGAAGGAAATAAAGCAGTTGCATACGGTAATATAGTTGCGCTACTTATTGAATCAATAAAAGAGTTAAAAGACGAAGTCGATGAACTCAAGAAACAGTTAAAGGAGAGATAAAAATGGCAGATTGCGTAAGATGTGGATGCGCCCATCATGAAGATGTATGTGATGTGGTTCATAGTCCTGCAGAAACCGAATGTTCATGTCCACGATGTCAATGCTCTGACTGTACTGGAGAATAACTATTTATTTGCAAGCTAAAAAAATAAATAGTATAAATAGATACAAAGGATAATAACATTTAATTACAATTTAATTTGGAGAACAAAAATGGCAATAACATTTACAAAAAACGAAACTTTTGATGGAACTCGAACGCAGACGATGCCAGATCCAGATAACGAAGGTGAAACTATTAGTGAAACTGTAACAGGTATCAGAGATATCGAAGTTACGTTTAGTTCAGATACTACTGATCCAGTAACTACTCATACAAGAATGGTTAATGTATGTTTTGAAGCTGATGGCACTACTTACGATTCTGCTGCTACTGATGTTAGGATTGGTGAAGTTGGCGCTGGTGTTGAACACAAAATCGCAGTTGGCGTAATATCTTAATCAAAGGATTTAAAAATGGCTAAACCTAATTCAAGACAAACATTAATAGAATACTGCCTAAGATCATTAGGTGCGCCTGTTGTTGAGATTAATGTTGACGATGATCAGGTTGAAGATAGAGTTGATGAAGCTTTACAGTTTTATCAACATTATCACGCAGATTCTATAGAAAAGGTGTTTCTAAAGCATCAAGTAACAGCTAATGATATCACTAATGGGTACATTTCTATACCTGATTTAGTGACTGATGTTGTTGGTATATTTCCATTAAGAAATAGAAATAGTTCCGACAGTATGTTTGATGTTAAATATCAAATGCATATAAACGATGTCCATTCTCTTGGATATATGGGATCATTAGTAGAATATAGTATGGCGCAACAATGGTTAGCACTTGTAGACATATTAATGGATTCTGATGATAAACACGTTAGTTTTGATAGACATAAAAATCAGTTAAGAGTCGATATGGATTGGTCTAAAGAAGTTGTAGTTGATGACTATATCATTGTTGAATGTTATAGAATATTAGATCCAGAAACTTACAATGATGTCTATAATGATTATTTTTTAAAGAGATATACGACAGCATTAATTAAACAGCAGTGGGGTGTTAACCTATCTAAATTTGAAGGTATGGTAATGCCAGGTGGAGTAACATTTAACGGCCGGCAGATTTTAGAAGACGCTAAAGAAGAAATCGAAAAACTAAATGAAGAAGTCAGATTAAACTGGGAACAGCCAGTTGACTTCTATACGGGGTAATAAATGCCTAGAAGTGTATATTTCTCGCAGTCAGTAGCTTCAGAGCAATCGGTCTACGAAGATCTAATAATAGAATCTCTTAAAATATATGGACAAGACGTCTATTATATTCCAAGAACTATAGTTGATAGAGATACAATCTTAGGAGAAGATAAAGCTTCTAAGTTTGACGATGCTTATATGATCGAAGCTTATATTGAAAATCCTGAAGGATTTGATGGGTCTGGGGATCTATACCAAAAGTTTGGTTTAGAAATACGAGATGAAGCTACATTTATTATTGCTCGTAAGCAATGGACTAACTTAGTTGGCGTATGGAATAATAATGTAGAAACTATAAGACCTATGGAAGGTGATCTTATATTTTTACCAATGACAAATAAGTTCTTTGAGATCTCGTTTGTTGAACATGAACAACCATTCTATCAATTATCTAACTTACCAGTTTATAAACTTAATTGTAGTCTCTTTGAATACAATGAAGAAGATTTTGATACTGGTGTTGGCGAAATTGATGTAACAGAAATTAAGAACTCATATCAAGTTCCAATTACTGTAAGCTTAACCGGTGGTAATCACTTTGAGCTTGGAGAAATTGTAACTCAAGTAATTACAACTAATCCTGCTGTAAGCGTTTATGGAACTATACAAACTTTAACTAAGACTTCAGATTTACTTGCAACAATAAGTGTTTCTAATATTGGTGTAACTGGTTCAACAGAGGCTAAGGACTTTATTATATCTCCCACACTAGGTTTGACTGGAAGTAAATCTGGAAATACATGTATTATTACAGCGATTGATGATGTTGCTGATAATACATCATTTGCAAGTGACGGCGGAGCAAGCAATAATGCATTTGAAGCAGACGCTGATGGATTTTTAGACTTTTCTGAAAATAATCCATTCGGTGATCCATCGGAGACTTACTAATGTTTGGTAATCATTTTTATCATGCGACTATGCGAAAAGCTGTTGCTGTTTTTGGAACTTTGTTTAATGACATTAGTGTTATTAGACAAGATGGTAGTGGTAATGTCCTTAACCAAGTCAAAGTTCCTTTAGCCTATGGACCTAAACAAAAGTTCTTAGCTAGATTAGATCAAAATACTAATAGCGATGCTTCTATGGCTATTAAATTACCTAGGATGGCGTTTGAAATTACATCTTTAGATATAGATTCGACTACTAAGCTTGGCAAAAGAAATGTTATTAGCGAGAATCACGCTACTGATTCTACTAAAAAGAAAACGTTAAAACAGCAAGTCGCATATAATATTAATATGACATTACACATTCTAGCAAAGAATCAAGATGATGGACTACAAATCGTAGAACAGATTCTACCGTATTTTCAGCCAGAATACACAATTACAATACGACCTGTAGATGGATTTCAATATAAACAGGATGTTCCAATCGTATTAACTAGTGTTACTATAAACGACGATTATGAAGGTGATTTCCAAACTAGAAGAATTTTAGCATATCAATTAGACTTTACAATGAAAATGAAGTTTTTTGGTCCTACGTCAAATCAAGGTATTATTAGAGAAGTTAATTTTGATTTTAACTCTGATGCTGGTGGCGCAAATGTATTAGAGAATATGGACTTTACTATAACTCCGGCTGATGCTGATGAGGATGATAACTATACTGTTAACGTAAGTATAACATAGGTACATTATGAATAAATTAGATAAGATGCATGCTAGCCTGAATAAGAACTTGCCAGAAAAAAAAGAAAAGAACCCTCCTGCGGTCTTGACTAAAGATCAAACAGAAGTCAAAGATGATTACGAGTATTCAAGAAAAACATACAAAGATCTTATCGATACTGGAGTAAAATCTCTAGATGTCCTTGCCGAACTTGCAAGAGAATCAGAACATCCAAGAGCGTTTGAGGTATTATCTAAAGCTATAAAAGATATTGGTGATGTCACTGATAAGCTTATGACACTTCAAAAAAATAAACAAGATTTAGCTGGCGAATCTGCTAGCAGAAAGCCAGTCACTAATAATAATTTGTTTGTCGGTAGTACTACTGATTTACAAAGGTTATTTGCTAAAGCAGATAAAGAAGCAAAGGAAAAGATTATAGATGTCACGCCCAAAGAATGATGATGGCTATATGGGCAATCCCAATGTTAAACGGGATGGCGTAGAAGCAGAATTTAGTGAAGCTGAGATTAAAGAATACAGAAAATGTATGATGGATCCTGCTTATTTTGCTAGAACCTATTTAAAGGTTATATCATTGGACGAAGGTTTAGTTCCATTTGATCTATATGACTATCAAGCAAATATGTTTAATCACTTTAGCGATAATAGATTCTCTATTGTTTTAGCGTGTCGACAATCTGGTAAATCTATTGCTGCTGTTGGTTTCTTACTTTGGTACGCATGTTTCCATTCAGAAAAAACCATTGCTATATTAGCAAACAAAGGTGCTACAGCTAGAGAAATGCTAGCTCGTGTTACTCTTATGTTAGAGAACCTACCCTTCTTTTTACAACCTGGGTGTAAAGCGTTAAATAAAGGTTCTATTGAATTTTCAAACAACTCAAAACTTATTGCTTCTGCAACTTCTGGTAGTTCTATTCGTGGTTTATCTATTAACTTATTGTTCTTAGATGAGTTTGCTTTTGTTGAAAACGATGCACAGTTCTATACATCGACGTATCCTGTAGTTTCATCTGGTAAAGATACAAAGGTTATTATCACCTCAACAGCTAATGGTATTGGTAATGTTTATCACAGAATCTGGGAAGGCGCAACTACATATACGAATGAATATAAAGCGTTTAGAGTTGATTGGTGGGATGTTCCAGGAAGAGACGATGCTTGGAAAGCTCAAACAATTGCTAACACTTCTGAATTACAA